AATGTCAGTATCTGTCATTGCTCCAAATGCAGCAAAGTCAGTATAAATACCATCAGCAGCAGATCCTCCGTCAAGAATTGGTACGTGACCATCATTAAAGTCTTCAACTTTTCTAAATCCAATACCGCAACCATCAAAGTCAGTCCAGTCAGGTGTATTAAATGTTGCTTCAATAGTAGCTGAATGTGTGCCAACTGTAATACCATTAGCATTTCCCCCTAGTGGACCACCTGCTAAGACTATTTCTAGTCCTGTTGCAGCTGCTGATTCAGTATCCATCTGTATATCAAATCCAGCTTGTGTTGTAGCTGTATCTGTTGCTGGAACTGTTCCATCTAATTGTGGTGTTTTACCAGCTGCTGTATAAGCACCAATAGAAAGTGCTGTTGCTGGGTACATTTCGTTATTTGGCCCAAAAAACATCATTCCAAATTTATCTTCAGTTGCCATTACACCGTCAGCTGAGTTACCTAAATTTGAAACAATAGGTGCTGCACATGAAATGTAGTTGTAGTTAAAAATTGTTGCAGGGGTTAGTCGTGTTAATATTGCTTTAATTGCAACATTTCCACTTGAGTCAACAGTGAATTTATCAGTGTAAGCTCCAGTAGCCGCTGTTTGTGCGGAAACTTTAAGACCAGATTCTGCTCTTACCGTTCCCTTAAACGTTGTATTTGCCATTTTATAATCCTCCTAGTTTGCGAACGTAGTCTCTAGGCCGTCGACTATACTCGTCTACGTTCTATTAATAATTGTATAGTGATTAATCTATAGCTCTTTTTTGCAAAGAGTGCAAGGTATCCCTGTGAATTTGTATGATTTTTGATAACGCTTAAGTGGCTATCGAAACTTCGGCTTGGCGTCGTCTACTTTAGCTTGAATAGTATCTGCTTCAAACTCTTCTGCAACAATTTGTTTTATAATATCCTGAATTTTTTTATTAATCTCAATCATCCTGATATTATGCTTCCCTTCTTTCAGGTGCTCTTGTTGCCACTCTAGTTCCAAGTACTTCTTCGTATTGTATAGGTCTTGGGTCATCATTAACCTCCTCGTAGGTAATGCGCTTAACTCGGGGATCTAAAGTCTTCTCTCCGAGATAGTCCCATTTTACACTCTTTTCTCCCAGCTTGTCAAGGACTGATTGTTCAATAGAAGCAGCACTATCCTCTGCTAAAATTTCAAATTTAGCGTGATAGTTAAAAGCCCATATTTGTACGAGGAATTTCTTCATTTTTACACCTTGCATAAAAAAAGGGGCGGAATTGTGTTCCGCCCCTAATTAATTATTTATTATATGTCTGATCCGAAGGCACCTCTAGGGTCAGAGAATCCGAAAACGTATCTCTCTCTAGCTTTGTACCTTACATTACCAGTATCGAAATCACCTTCCATTGAAGTTTTCAATGGAGCTCTAGTGAAATGTTTCAATCCATTAGGAACATCAGTTTTAATGAACCATTTAGACGTATCAGTTAAATAGTGATTAACTACATAACCTTCCGGCACTGCGCCCATATTATTGATCGCATTGATGTCATTATCTGCTGTTCCAGTTCTACCTTTAGACTTCATCAGTCTTTCAGCAGTAAATTGAAGCGCAGAAGGAATAATCATTTTCATTCCTCTAGCTGCAATTTTAAGACCTCTTTCATCAGTGAACGCAGCAATGTCAATCAATGCTTGTTCTAAAGATGTTTCATTTAAATCAGCTGCTGTAGCTAATTCATTTGAAAAAGTCCCTGCTAAAGTTGGGTGGTCAGTAGCAAAAAGCTCCTTACCATCCCCACCTGCGTAGCTGGAATTGAACCCGTTATTTAAAACAGCCGCGCCTTTAACTTGTTTTGTATTAGCCATAGATCTTGCTAAAGCTTTTGTGTATCTGCTTGCAAGTCTATCGTACAAGTTGTCCTCGATCGCTTCTTCAGTGATCGCGAACGCAAGTGCGATTGTTTCGTTTGTATAACGAGCTGTGAAAGTCTCTTGAGCGCTATCGTAAGATATGCCCTGACCTTCAGGTTTAACAGTTGCATTAGCGAAACCTGCTAACATTACTTCTTCTTCAAAAGCTCTGTCAGAATTTTCAGTTTCAAATATTTCAGCTGCTTCGTTCACATATTGTTTATACTCAAGTCCAAATAGTGCATTTAGACCTGGCTCTAGTTCTTTAACTAGCTGTGCTCTTGATATTGCCATGTTTTTTTATCTCCTATTTAGATTGTTTAAGTATACAAACCAGAATCTGCCGCAATTACTACGATAAGATTTGCTCCGGCTGCCGTTAGGTCATTATTAGTCGGATCATTTGCTGATCGTACAATTTTGAACATACTCTTCAGGTTCGCAGAACCGATATCTAGAGTAGTAATTGATTGACCACTCGCGTTATCTGTCGCTGTATAGTTGTTAGTATTATAGTTAAGTAACTGCGCTGCCATAAGGACTTGCGCTGCTGCTTCACTGGCTCCCACCAATGCGTCCGCTTTAACACAATATTCTTGGAATGGATTGTCATTTATAAAACACGTAATGACAGCACTTCCTGTGTTGTAGTCGGTCGACGTTGTTTGGGATGCTACGATGTTATTAGCAAAGGTTGGTTTTCCGTTAGCATCTATAAAGAATGCTCCGTTGAAAACGCCTGTTATTAAGGCTGAACTTGCTGTTGTCCAAGAAGTTCCACCTAATCCGCCGTCATCGGTAGTAGTAAAGGATGCATCCTGTTGATAGCCTTGGGTACCACCAGAGTCTTGAGTAGACATGGGGTCACCTTTGTTACTTGCTACACCGGGTGCAGTTTGTATTTGATATTCAGATTGTCCTGAAGTTGCTGGAGTATTTCCAACATTCATGACAGTTCTTAGACCAAATCCAGTTGTACTTGCATTTGCCATAGTTCGCTCCTTTTGTAAACTACTATACGTAGTCTACGGTTAGTTAAAATTTCGTTGGTTAGGAATTACTAAAAAATTTAGTTTTTCTTTGTACCACCGAAGGTTACACGAGTCTGCCTTTCTTGTGAGATTGGCATACTTGGGTGCTGTTCCTTCAGAATATCGTGTTTGATCGCTTCTTCTTTAGCTTCATTTTGCTTGTCAAAATATTCTTGACGAGCTTTTGCGATTTCTTCTGGTATCCTAGCCAGCACTAGGCCTCCTACTCCGATCATTCCTGCGTATTTGCCTTCCTTCATAACTGGATAATCTTCATCTGGATATTCATCAGCTCTTACGAGCTCGTATCCTGATCTAATCATCGCTGCCATATTCTTTGCATCATCAAAGCCCATGACTTCTGCTCTTATCCATCTATGTCGGTAACCAGCCGGCGCATTCGGTGCATCGAGAGATGAGGGTGGAGTCCATACTACTTTTTTAGCTGTTTTAGCTTTAGTTTGACTCGCACGTGAAGTTTTTTTATCGTCTGTTTCCATATGCTTATACTCCTTCCGTGATTTTTAATTGTTTTGCATAATCTTCAAGTGGCACACCTAATCTTTTAGCAATTGCTACCTGTGAAGGTGTGAGTTTGACAGTTTTTCTGCGTCCTGATAAAGCTGAACGTTTCGCTGAAGCTACATTCTGAGAAGGTTTTTCTCTTTCTGTAGAAGTTCCATCTATCTTACCAAATTTATGAGGGAATTCAAGTCTTATTCTTTTATCTACCTCATTATAATAATCATCTGATTTAGGATCAAAACCTTCCTCTTCTACGAGCTTTTTATGTATATCAAAAGCCGTATAAGTCATTGCAGAATTGTTACCAAACCAAGTATTCTTGGTTGCCCAGTCTTCGGCCCTAGGATCAGGTGTAACATGTGGCCTTGTTTGTTGAGGCGTAATATTTACATCCTTTGCTTTAGGTTTTGAAGTTTCAGCTACTTTTAAAGCATTCAGTCTTGCTGCATCCATTGTTAAAGTTGCAAGTTGCTCTTGGGCAGTAACTTGACTTTCAACGTCTTGAGATTCAATAGCAGTTTTTAAAGCCTGTTTAGCGGCTTTCATATTAGTTTTAACTCTGCTTTCAAATTCAGAAACGTAAGATTTATCTAATCTAGAAAATTTACTTTCTAAATCTTCTTTATCTCTTTTTACTGATTGAGCGTAAGTAACAGCTTCTTCTTTTTGACGTTCTGCTTCACGCATTTTACGAGTTAGTTTAGCAATACGTTTTTGAACGCCTTCACTATATTTTTCTAACTCTTCTTTTTTCTCTTCTTTAGCTTCAACTTCTCCACCTTCTTTTTTTTCTTCGGGTTGTGCTACTTCCTCAACCTCTATCTTCTCTTCCTTGGGTGCTTCCGTTTTTTCCGGTTCACCTTTTTCGTCTAAATTAATTTCAGTTGCTTTTTCGTCAGCTTCACCTACATCAATTAGATCTCCGTTTTTTTCTTCTTGTGGCATAGTTCCTTTCCTATGTTAAATAAGATGAAGAACAGCTTCAGGATCTTTAATCGTTCCTAAAACTTCATCATCGTTTAGTAGTCGCACTTCCCCACCTTCTATTGGTAATCTTGAACCCGCATAGCGAGCAAAAATAACCCAATCTCCTTTTTTGCACCAGGGTCCTGATGTAAATTTCTTCTCTGAATAACATAAGGGTCCCATTTTTAAAACATAGCCACAATTTGTAGCTATTCTTAATTTATCTAAAGTTTCTTGTGCAATTAAAATTCCACCTTTAGTTTTATCTTTAGGTGTAAAAGGTAAAACTAAAATTCTCCAACCCGAAGGGTTAGGTAATTGATCAGTGTTTGTAATATTGTCGGGATGTAAAGGTTCTTTTGAATTTTTTAATTCTTCTTTGTATTTGTCTTGCAAAGCAGGTTTATGCTTTGGGACTTCCTTTTTTAATGTCGACGACGTTTCCGCCTGTGTCATGTTGCTCCTTAGCTTTTAGCAGGTTAGAGATTTCCTGTAAGGTTAATTGTACGGCGTGAGCCTGTCCTAATAAATACTTATATTTTTCGTGATTGTCAACCCCACTACCCGTTAACATAGCATCGCCGATGGCTTGTAAATTTTCTTTAAGTCTCTTCTGAATTTTATTAATTAAAATTAAGTCGTCCACTATTTGATGGCGATTCCGCCACCTCTATTAGCTTTACCCATAGATTGAACATGACCACCTTTGTTCAAAGCAACACCTTTACCTCTTTTAGCAATTCCGCCGCCTCGAAGACCACTTACAATTCTTCTTTTTTCGTCGCGAAGATTTCTACGTCCTCTTCTAGTAAATGCTTTTTCAGCGTCTACTCTGCCAAGTTCTTCTAGTCTATTTTCTCGTCTTGTATTTGCCATAATTATCCTCTTTTTCTAGCCATCTTTTTAAAAGTTTTAGCTAAGTTATATCTTTTAGATCCAGGAGGACAGGTTTTGCTTCCAAATTTTTTACCTGTGCAAACTCCTTTAGTTCCTCTTCGTTTAATAGATGCTGTTGCTTCTTGAATCCATCTTCCTTTTTTAGCTTCAACACGTCCACCTGAAGCGTATCTTTCAACTTTAGTCTTCATTGGAAA